CTCAATCATACATCAGCCTTTTCCATTGCAATTACCTTTAGTTGATTAGCCAGCACAGAAACCTCTAAAGCGGCTTTGGCTGCTTCCACATGGTTCTCTTTTAGCTCATGGTTATAAAAACTTTTAAGCATCCTCATGGCTTCTAAATAAACATCAGCGTAATCTCTCATTCTTTATCTTCCATTGATTCGTTAGTTGGCTGGGTTATAAATGGTACATCAGAAAGCTCGTTCATTTCCCATTTTTTTGAAAACTCGGCAGACATGGCATCTATAGCAGCGTTCCAGCCTAAAGCAAAGTATTCCTGCGAACTATGCCCATCCTTTAGTTTGACAAACGCCTCTAAACAATGTTTGTTTATCATTTTTTCTTCCATTTATACACAACGGTATCAACCTTTACTTCTGGGGTAATGTCATCTATTGACTGATTACACAGCGCCCGAAAGTCAGCCCACTTCTTTTTGTAGAACTCTTGCTCACTAGCTGGCACATAGTTGTAGAGTTTTGCCCAGCGCAATGTAATGTCCGTACCTGCTTGTGTATATACATAATCATTTTTCATTTTTCTTCCCCTTGTATCTTTGTTGTGCTGATCTTTTTAAACACACTCCACATTTCCAACGATTAACTACGCCTGTCTTTACCAGCTTAAAATCAATAGCTGGTCTTTCCACCTGGCAACTAGCACAGAATTTCCTGTCCACCATCCCACCCTTCTTTTAAATATCCATACTCTGAAGCATCGCATACGGCTCTCATATCGGAACACACACAACACCTGTCCACCCATATCCTGTAGTGGTGGTCTTTCGGTCTGTGTGTCCCCCATTTTGTTCCGCACTCTGAACATACATTATCAGGCTGCTGATCCGCTAGTTTCATTAAAGCTCGCTTTCATTTGTTCGTAAGCTGCGGTTAATTTAGCTAAATCTGTCGTGCCTTTAGTGAATTTAGGGTAAGATAGAGCGTAGGCTGTTCGGAGTTCAGCAGGGCTTTCTGCCGCCTGTAATGTGCCAATGTAGAAGTCTACGGGCACTGCTTTCTCAGGAATCTTGTCATCGTCTGGCGGCAAATCTTCCCCAGCATAGATATACAAGCCAAGTCCATGTAGAGCAATCGCTTTAGCTAAACAACGCTGCATAGCCGTGTTTACTGCAAACGAGTCTGGGTTAGGTATTGCCTTGTTTCGATAATCCATTACTGGTAGCTGGGCGGTCATAGACTTGCCAAACGCCGTTACCGTACAAAACACCATCATTGTTTCACCAAACTTAGCTGGCTCACTATACGACCATGTAGCTGCTGGGTCGTTCAATAACAGGGTATCTACAGCCCATGCCCAGGATAAGTAAGATAGGCTATTCTTGCGCTCTATCTTTTCTGATACATCAATCTTTCTTAGTTCTTCGTACTTGTTCATTTTTAATCCTTCACTTGGTTAAATAATATTCTGCTACAGCTTCTTGGTACTCAAACGACAGGTGGTACAGCTTCCTGCCTAACTTCTCCCAGTCCTTCTTCTCAATGCAATCACGCAGAAACGACTGTAAATCGGGATCGTTGCACTTTTGCTGTAGAGCCTCGCCCCACTTAAATATATCGGATGGGTCGTACTCTGGGTCGTTCTTAACGGTATCGTAGATACGCTCTTGTAAGTCCATTGAGTAATCATCGTCTGCTGGCTCGTAGTAGTTGTCGTTGTTGTAGGTCATAGAACACCTATACGGATGCCATAAACCAAGGTAACAACTAATACGATTCCTGCTCCTAAACAGCCGCCTAAAATAATGTCTTTCATTCTGCTTCTCCCCATACGCCTATAGTAGAAACTCCAGTAATCTTTAAAAGCAATAACTCTGGCTGCTTTGTTAGCAAATTTGCTAAGTATTCAATTTGCTCGGATGGCGTAACACCATCAGGCAACTCAAATAAAAGCGTAGTGTTGTATTGTATTTGCGACATTTAATTTCCCTTCACGGATTGATAAAAGTACAGCATGAATCCATACTAATCTACAAATGTAGAGATTTGCAAGTATTTGTAGAAATATTTTTATTTGTAGCTTTTTAGCAACATTGGTTAAAAAACTTAGGGATTTATTGTTTGTCAATTTAATACTTTTTTCATGTAGAATAAAACTCTACTTAGGAGAAACCATGACTGCATTTGAGAAACTAATGGCTGAATTTGGCTCGATCAAGAATTTGTGCAAAGCAATAGAAGTAAAGTATGTAACCGCCTATGCCTGGAAGATGCGGAACGGCATCCCTGCTAAATGGCACACAAAGATCATAGAAGCCTCAGAAGGTCGTTTAACAGAGAATGACCTTGGCTAACAGTCAGAACGCCCGTACAGTTGCTTTGCTGGCTTCTAGGGGCTATAAGTGCGATGTGGTCGAGTCCTACAATGCGTTCACTAGGCGTAAGAAAGACCTATTCCATATATTTGACATCCTAGCTATTGGTAATGGCGAAACGATAGGCGTACAGATCACCAGCAAAAGCAATATGTCCAGTAGGATAAAGAAGATTAGCGAGTCCGAGTACCTGCCAGAACTGATCCGCAGCAAGTGGCGAATACTTGTTCTTGGCTGGTACAAGCAGCCTAACGGAAGATGGGCTTGCAAAGAAGTTGAGTTGTAGTGTAAGATACCAATTCCTGTACTGGCGGCTCTAACGACATCGTAGCGGTACAGGAGCAGTAAAGCGTTACTAGAAGGGTAAGAGGCTGAAACAGCGCAATACAGGTGGCGAAGTTAGTGCCTGTGCCTCGCAAGACTGACGGGTTCTGTAACTCCGATGGAGCAGATGAAGGCGAATCTAGGTAGGCTAGGTTCGTTCACCGAAAGAGCAGTAACCTTTCTAAAGACTTTAACTACTCTTATAGTATTAAAGACTTCTTTACTAAAATGTATCTCATTCTTTACAAATAACTGACCTTTTTACAAAAGCTCTATAAGCGCATGAATTGTTAATAAAAATCCATGCAAAAATAGGACATCTTGTCCGAAATGTGTATAAAAATATCGGATTTCTATACACATAAAAAAGACTTGCATAAATGTAGAATTGTAGATTAGTATGAAATCTTTACAAGGAGAACATATGTCTACATGGGATGCAGCAAACAGAATTGAAGAACTAGGTTTTAAAGCACACAGCATCAAATGTGTTGTGGAAGTAATCGCAGAAGCTATATCAGAAGATCATACAAGTGGCGCTCTTTGGGCGGTTTGCGAAATGCTAGAGAACCTGTCCGACAAATTAAACGATGAAGCTGGTTTAATCATGGACTTGTACAAGTCGGAAAAGGTTAAAAAGAAATGACCAAAGTACAGAAGTCATACGAAGCTATGTGCGCTGCCGCTACTTATTGTTTTCCAACCTGGGGACAGAAACACCTAAAGACTAAGTGGCTGTTAGATAAAACGCTGCACATAGGGCAAACAAACGAAGGTGAGATTATCTGTCTGCCAGTTACTATTGCTACAGACCATCGTAATAACCCATTCATTATGGATGCAATTACAGGCTCGTTCTACAGACCTAACGGGACTTGTTGCACATCCGACCATCTCAGGTTAATCAGTCACGAACCGAAAGAAGGATTAGATAAAAAACTGCTGGCAATGAAAAGCATAAAAGCATTAGGTGGCGCATGAACGAAAACCAAAAAAAAGTAAGTAATGACTATCGTGCAAATTGGGATAGTATTTTTGGGGGTACAAAAAATATTGAACCAATACCATTTGCTGGTCTTGTAGATATAGATGAACCACAAAATGAATTGACTGTTTCTATCCACAAAAATGGAATCATAACTACTACAAAGGTGAAAGCATGAGCTTTACTATTTATGAGCCAGGCGGTCAAATGTTTATACAATGGTTTACAGATATTGACAGTTTATTAAAGTCAATGCAAAAGAACCCAACCAATGTGTATCACAGAAACTAATGCTGCTAACTAAGTGGATCGGCACAATACTTTGCTTGATTGGCATTGGCTTGACAGCGTTTAACATCTACCCGTCTAATGTGTATTACAGCATTGCTGGTAGTGCAATATGGGCGGCAGTTGGCTTATATCAAAGGGATTTACCCTTGTTTTTAGTAGAAGCTGTAGCGGTAGCGTTTTACTTTATTGGCATCATTACTTGGATATTGACATGACCATATACACACTAGAGTTTGAAGTAGAGGATGACGAAGTAATAGAACAAGTAGTTGAGTTCTTGCAAGAGAAGTTTCCGCATCTAAACATGGAATTTTACGAAAGCGTACAAGATGAGTACCTTCAATAATCTCTGGACGATGTACCCTCGCAAGGTTAGTAAACGCATGGCAGAAAAGGCGTTTAGCAAACTTAACCCAATAGAGCAGGAACAAGCTATCGAGGCTATGCCAAACCATATTAAATACTGGAAGTCACAAGATACGCAACTGGCGTACATTCCGCACTTAGCTACTTGGTTAAACCAGTATAGGTTTGAAGATGAGATCGTGATTGAAGAAGTAAAGCAGAACAAGCGCCCAGAGTTGCCTTGGTATTCCAGCGAGCCATTAACAATCAAGAAGGCTACTGAGGTTGGTTGCCCAGCTTACGCTGGTGAGGGATGGCAGCAATGGAGAGCTAGGATCAGTAATAAGATTAAACAACTAGAGGAACAAGCGTGAACTATTTATCCGTATGCTCTGGCATAGAAGCGGCAACAGTAGCCTGGCATCCTATGGGATGGAAACCAGTAGGCTTTAGCGAAATTGAGAAGTTTCCTAGCCAAGTGCTTGCCCATCATTATCCACAAGTCACCAACTTTGGTGACATGACTAAATACAAAGAATGGAATTTAAATGACTCAATCGGACTTTTGGTCGGAGGAACTCCCTGCCAATCATTCAGCGTTGCAGGTTTACGCAAAGGACTTGACGACCCAAGAGGTAACCTCGCTCTTACCTATCTTGGAATTCTTGACCACTTTAGACCCAAGTGGTGCGTATGGGAAAATGTGCCAGGTGTCCTCAGTAGTAGCGGTGGAAGGGACTTTGGTAGCTTCCTCGGGGCGCTGGGCGAACTCGGGTATGGGTTCGCATATCGGGTGCTTGACGCTCAAAACTTCGGAGTCGCACAAAGACGCAGAAGGGTGTTTGTTGTCGGACATCTTGGAGATTGGAAACCTGCCGCAAAAGTATTATTTGAGTCCGAAAGCCTGCGAGGGGATATTAAGAAGGGCAGAAGCAAGGAACAAGACACTACCACAGGCTTTGTACCAAGCGTTGCTAATACGCTCCAAACAACCTGCAACGACTACAGTAGAGCAGACGGATTTAACATGATTGCTTATGAATGGCACAATCAAGATAGTAGGATAAAGCCAGTTGAAATAGCAGCCACATTAAATTGCAATGCTGGTGGGCGAGAGGGTCATTTAGTGCAAAATGTTTCAATTATTGGTGGACAACATCCAAATGCAGCAATTAAAGAAAATATATGCCCAACTTTAACTAATGCTATGGGTGCTGGTGGCGGTCATGTCCCTTGTGTTTCATATTCATTACAAGGCGCTGGCGCTACAAGTCAAGGTGGCAATGGCTCATGTTTTAAAGAAGAACAGTCTTATACTTTAAATATTATCGATGTGCATGGTGTTGCGTTTACAAAACAACCAATTCCTGAGTATTACGCACACCAGTATTGTCAAGACCGGGTTTATTCAACAGAAGGCATTACTCCTGCTCTTAATTGTTCCCAGGCGCACAAGTTTAGGTTTGATATGGCAGTACGCAGACTTACTCCAGTAGAGTGCGAAAGACTGCAAGGCTTCCCTGACAACTATACAAACATACCTAAAGCAGCCGATGGAAACAGATACAAAGCATTAGGAAATTCAATGGCAGTACCGGTAATGAGGTGGATAGGTGAACGAATCAATCAATACGAGCAGCGAGGAGTGGCGTAACGAATGTGAGGCTAGGGACTTACTTACCTGGTCACTAGCAGCAAGACGGAAGCAACTAGCTTTAGTGTACGAAAAGCGTGGCGAGGCTGGGTATTACAAACTAACACAGGAAATAATGCGAATATGGAACATGACCCACACAAAGCAGTCGAGTACATCATCAAAGAATCAGGAAACTACGCAGCCGCAAAAGCAAATAGAACTTATATAGAAAACTATCTGCGGTCTGCTAAAAGTGCTTTTATGTTGGAATCTACCGCTACAAGCATTGCAGCTAAAGAGATGGAAGCCTACGCTAATGACGATTACATAGCGTTGTTGCATGGGCTAAAGCTAGCGATAGAGGAAGAAGAAAGCCTAAAGTGGAAGCTAATAGCAGCGCAAGCTAGGATAGAGATATGGCGCAGCCAAGAAGCTACTAATCGTACTATTGATCGTGCTACTCACTAGATATTGTGATATGATGTAATCACCACATAAGGAGATTATATGGAGCAATGGAAAGATGTACTAGGTCTTGAAGAATATTACGAGATTTCTAACTTAGGGAATGTACGGTCAAAAGAAAGAAAATGGAAAAGTTCTTTTGGGATGCGTAAATACGGCGGTAAATCAATAACGCCATTTTTATCAACTATGGGCTACCCAGCAGTAAATCTCACTACCCCATCTCACAGAAAACAATATCATGTACATAGGCTTGTGCTAGAGGCGTTTTTAGGCAAGCCAGAAAAAGGGCTTGAGTGTTGTCACAACAATGGAATAAAGACAGATTGTAGGCTTGATAATTTACGATGGGATACTAGAAAAAGTAACCATCGAGATCAAAAAATACACGGCACAAGATTTAGGGGGTCAACAAAAATAACACTAAAATTAGCTTTGGAAATTAAAAGTTTAGATGAAAAAGTAAAGGACATTTGCGAAAAATATGGTTTATCAAGATCGCAGATATGGCGCATAAAAAACAATAAGGCTTGGTATGTACAGGAACAAAAAGTTGCTTGAATATGCCAGACAGTTACCCTGCCAGCATTGCGGAATACAAGACGGAACAATCGTTGCCGCACATAGTAACCAGCTTCGAGATGGTAAGGGTAGAGGACTTAAATCGCATGATTACCGTATTGCGTCCTTGTGCTTTAGCTGCCACTCGAACCTCGACCAAGGACAAGTGCTGTCAAAAGCCGAAAGGGTACAGATGTTTGAGGATGCGCACAGATCCACGATTGGTGAATTTTTTGAACGGGGATTTATTGCCGTATCCTAAAACTACAACTCAAGCGGGTCTAATCCTAATTCCGTGGCTACCAGCTTACAGCGATCCCTAAAGGCTTTGCCATGATGCAACCAGCGATCACCTTTTTGCCGATGAAAGCTCATGTGTATCATTTCATGGCATAGGGTAGTAA